CAAGGCCAAGACCGAGATCAGCGTCGTATCTGAATCAATCCCACACCTACGACGTGGCGCTATGAAGGACTTCGGCAAGGTCATGCAGTGGACGAACCGCTGGCGCGACGAAGGCTGGAACAAGACGCTGCTGACCTACACGTTTGCGAACGGCAGCACGATTGAGTTCTTCAGCGCAGACCAGGAGGCTAAGTTACGCGGCGCACGGCGGCAGGTGCTATACATAAACGAAGCCAACAACATCGAGTTTGAGGCGTACCATCAGCTGGCCATCAGAACAAGCGAAGCCATCTACATCGACTTCAACCCGGTGTCGGAGTTTTGGGCGCACACGGAGGTGCTGAAAGAACCGGATAGCGAACTGGTAGTCTTGACGTATCGCGATAATGAGGCGCTGCCAGCGACGATCCGCGATGACATCGAAGCGGCGCAGGTCAAGGCGGCGACATCGACGTACTGGGCGAACTGGTGGAAGGTCTACGGCTTAGGTGAGGTCGGATCATTGCAGGGCGTGGTCTTCGACGACTGGCAGCAGGTCGACGGCATCGACTTTGCTGGGGATAAGCTGGTGGCCATCGGATTGGACTGGGGATACACCAACGATCCCACGGCGGTCGTGGCGGTCTACAAGCGAGGCAGTGCTATCCTCCTGCATGAGTTGCTCTACCAGAACGGACTGACGAATCAAGACATCGCTGAACACCTACGCAAGCTGGGCATTGGCAGGTCGTGGCCGATCATCGCAGACAGTGCTGAACCCAAGAGCATTGAGGAGGTGCATCGCCTCGGCTTCAACATTCACCCGGCGACGAAGGGCGCCGATAGCATCAGGAACTCAATCGACATCTTGAAGCGCCAGCCGCTACTGGTCACGCGTGAATCGACGAACTTGATTAAGGAGTTGAGGAACTACACGTGGGACACGGATAAGACAGGCGCGTCGTTGGGAGTGCCGATTGACCGGTACAACCACGCCATTGACGCGGTGCGTTACGTCGCGCTCAACAAGCTATCAGCCAACGCTGGAGGCAGGTATGTGATCATGTAGTAAATTTGAGCCATGCACGCAATCAAGCACTTCTATCAGATGATCCTCGCCAAGCCTACGGCGTGGGAGGGACACGGCAACTTCGCAATACACCTGACTGACGCACTTAAGCCGAAGGTGACCGTCGACCTTGGTGTTGACTACGGCTTCTCGACCTTTTGCTTTGCGGTGCTTGGTCACGGCAAGGTGTACGGCATTGACTCATTTGAGGGCGACGAACATGCAGGGAGGCGCAGCACCTACGACCACGTCATGGGGTTGCGTGAACACTTCCGGGCGACAATCAAGATGAAGAACCTATACTTCATCAAAGGCTACTTTGACGACGTAGCCAAGCGCTGGGAGAAGAAAATCGACATCCTGCACATAGACGGCCTGCACACCTACGAAGCGGTCAAGAACGACTACACGACGTGGCTGCCATTCCTCAACCCTGATGGCGTCGTTTTGTTTCACGATACGATCAGCTTCCCTCACGACGTTGGCAGGTTCTTTGCGGAGTTGGAGGGGTATAAGCACAACTTCGAACACTCACACGGTCTAGGTGTGTGGACACAAAGCGAGGCCACGTTTGAGAAAATACAAAAGCTGCTGTCATGAGTATATTGAACAGAATCACCGTCGACCAGTTCCAACGCATTGTGTCTATCGAGGCCAATAGCATCTACACGACCAGCGACAAAAAGATCGGCGTCATCGCCGTTCTTGACGGCATCCCAATCGAGCAGGTCAAGAAGATGACGATCGCGGAGGTCAACAAGCGCTATGGTGAGATCAACGCGGCGAGCAAATCGCTATCGTCGCTGGCTGCCAAGCGTCACGCCAAGGTCGCCGGAAAGTGGTATCGGTTTGAGTGGTTCATCGACGAAATTAGCGCGGGGCAGCTTGTGGAGTTGTACTCCTACGACATGAGCAGCGAGCAGGGGGTGATTGACAACTTGCACCTGATCTTGGCGACGCTTTCACGCGAGTGCAGGGTGTGGAAGTGGTGGCCGAAGGCATACGACGGAAAGGGGCACAAGCAACGCGCAGAGGCGATGTTGCAAATGAACATGGGTGATGTTTGGGGTTATGCCGCTTTTTTTTTGCAGCTTTCAGAGCCTTTGTTGACGATTATGCGGAAGTCTTTGACGGATCAGGGGAAGACGACGACAACGGCCAAGGCGTAAAGAAGCCAAACTACGGCTGGGTGGGCGTGGTATACCGTATGGCCGGAAAAGATCCGCTGCGCATGGAGCAGGTCTTCAACATGCCAGCGCGGGAGTTCATGAACGCGCTGTTGCTGATGAAGGCGATGCCGTAGTGCATAGATTTTCGCGTTGCGATATTTACCTGCATGAAGTTTACCACGGAGATAGAAGGCCTCGTACTGGGCGTCGGTGCTGACGTGACTAAGGAGTTCAGCCTGTCGCGATCTTCTGACGTGAACGCGGCGCTGATCAGGTGGATGCAGGATGTCATCAAGCTGACGGTTGAAGGTATTGAGCGCGTTGACGCTAAGGCTACGCTCAACCTGCGTCAGTCGGTAGGCTTCGCGGAGTTGCCGGTAGAGCAGAAGGTCGCACAGGTCGCGATGGAAATGGCGTCGTATTGGAAGTTCGTCGAGTACGGCGTCAATGGTGTGAGCGTAGACAGGGGTGCGCCTTTCACCTTCCGGCGAATTCGTCCGTCGAAAAAACACGTTGAAGCAATAGAAAAATGGATTGTTGACCGGGCGGTTACGATAGAATTTGACGATACGGACCCGGAAACATCAATGGAACAAGCCGCATATTCTATTGCATCAAAAATAAAACGTGACGGCATTAAGGGGCGGCCATTCCTCAATTCGGTACTTACGGATGCGAAGATGGATGAGTTGGTCAAAAGCATCGCCGAGGTCGTAGGCAAGGAAATATCAATTTCAATGAACGTATGAGCATAACTATAATATCATCGCTGCCATCGCTGCTTCCTGTCGGCAATAGCGACGTCGTGGTCGTCTCGAGCAACAATACCGCCTCCGCCAACTTCCGCTATGTTTGCGACGTGTCAGGCTCGCTTTCGTCTGCGCGCTTGAAGTGCGACAAGCTGCCGACGACGAACAACGGCTTTTTCGGAGTGTCAAAGGTCGTGGAGACGCTGATAGCACCGAAAATACCACAGCTGATCAGCGGCTGGCAGGATGGGGGCTATGCAGTCAACGCCAACCTGACCTTCCGCGAGGAGTTCGGCTCGCCTCCGACGGTGGCGACAGGCGGCACAGCATCAGCGTCGCTTATCGCGTGGCAGGCGGCGTTTCGCCAGCAGGACTACGCGGCCTACTCGCCGAGTGCGTACATAGCGGCGACGGTGTCGGGTGATACGCCAGCAATTAAGACGTTCAGTAACAGGCCAGTGACTTCGACGCTCGCGTCAAGTGAGAGCGACTTCATCGGAGTCCTTTCTAACATATCGGGCATCGCGTTACGCGTCACCTACGACGATGGTACACCGCGCAACCAATTCCTCGTCACTGGAAGCACGTCAACCATCAGCAACATCATAAACGCTGGCCCTTATGGGGTCTATAACCTAACCTCGTCGCAGTGTTCCGATGGCAACGCAGGGAGCGTCAACTTCCCTACGGATGGCGGCAAGATTGCGGTCTTGGTCACTTTCAACACGGCAGGCATGAATACAAGCGCGTTCAGCCGAACCGCTGCATACACCTACGTCATCGACAACTGCCAGCGTTACAACGACCTACGTGTTTTCTTCCGGAACATGTACGGCGGTGTTGACGGCTACACCTTTACCCGGATGAACAGGCAGCGCGTCGATGTGGATCGCAAGACATACGGCTACAACGCCAGCGTCTACGGCGATGACGTCTATGATAAGCAGTGGTCGGTGACCTACCGCGACACCTACACGCTGAACAGCGACTGGCTCACCGATGCGGAGTTCAGCTGGCTTCAAGAGATGATCTACTCACCGGAGTGCTGGATTCAGATTGGCACGCAGCTCGTTCCAGTGGTAGTCAAGACGGACACCTACAACATCCGCAAGCGCGTCGTTGACAAGCTTCAGCAGATCAGCGTTGACGTTCAGGTGGGCTATGAAAACACCGCGCTATGAGTAACGTGAAGTTCGTCTGCTACCCGGACGCGGATGCGCCATCGACAGGCTTTGACCTTGACGTTTCTGGCGACACCGATATTGCGGTCACATTCAGCGTTCAGGACTTGGCTGACGTCACCAAGCGCAAGGGTGCGTTCAGCAAGACGATTGCGTTGCCATCTACGAAGGGCAACGACGCAGCGTTTCGCCACGCCTACAACGTGCAGAGTTTCGTCGGAGGCTTCACGCCAAACAAGCAGGTCAAGTGCGCGGTGTGGAGTGACGGCGTTCAGGTCTTCGCTGGCACTATGCAGTTGTTGTCGATGACGGTCATGAAGAACCAAGCGACCTATGAGGTCGCCATCTACGGCGAGGAGGTTGCGCTATTTAGCAACATGGCTGACGTCAAGCTTGTCGACACGGTGGGAGTGACAGGCATGAACCACACCTTTAGCGTGTCGCTGGTCACAGGCACTTGGGATGACAGTTACAGCGATGCGAGTGGATACGTTTACGGCATTATTGACGCCGCTGGTCACTTCCACTGCTACGACGTGACCAACCCATTAGGGCCGCTTGCGCCGTTGTTCAGTTCAATCACGCCAATCTTCGACAGGCTCATCCCGATTGAGTTGATGCGTCCGAATATTTGGGTTAAGAAGATGGTCGACTTGATTTTTTCGCAGCACGGCTATCGCTATCAATCGGCTTTCTTTGACACCACGGAGTTTGAGCGTATGGTCATACCTTACGCGGGCGACGCATTCGCGTATGTCAGCGCCTCGGATAAGTGCTATGTTGGCAGCGAGTTAGTGACGTGGGATGGGGCCGAAGAAAAGACGATAATCTTTGACGAAACTGGCGATCCATTCTTCAACGGTGGCGACGGCAAGGTCAACACTACGACTGGCCTTTACACCAGCAGCAGCCAATATATAGGCATATATCGACTGCGCTTTGAAGGCATTTTCACTGGCGGCGCTGATCCGACTACGTTTATCATATCAGCAAAGGACAATGCAGGCAACGTGCTGAAGGATCAGTATGGCAACAACATTCAGGTCACCGAAACGATTGGCACTACGGAGCGGCTTCTATCCCTTGACGCGACTCTCATCTTCCCGGCGGCTGGCACGATGAAGATAACGATTTACTGCGACACAGGAGGCTCAACGATGGACGCAGGTACGTTGCAGATCAACCTACTGGAGCGCTTCTCCGTTGTCGGCCAATCAATGGACATGCGCACGGCGCTGCCTGCCGATACCTTGCAGATTGACCTTCTCGCCGACTTGCAGAAGATGTTTAACCTCTATTTCTACCAGTCGCCGCAAGATCCGTCACTCATCTACATTGAGCCGTGGACTACCTTCTACTCAAGCAGCGTCGTTGACTGGTCGCAGAAGTCAGACGAAAATGCGGAGATGACGATGATATGCGGCGATCCTGAACTACGCAAGCGCTTCACCTTTGCCTACCGCGATGGTGGCGAGGCGCTATCTAAGCAGTACCGCAACACGTGGCAGACAGGCTATGGATCGAGGCAGTACGACACCGACAACTTCTACGGACGTGGCGAGCAGGTCATCGAAACAAAGGCGGCGACAGTCATCCCAGCGCAATACCGCACGAACATCGTCATGGGCAGGACGTGGGATGTGGAGGCCGATGGCAGCATACGGACGATGAAAACAGGGTACAGGCTGGCGCAGTACAACTACGTCAAGATGCAGCCGTCGCCAAGTGGCAGCGTTGAGACGTGGCTTTGGATTGATGGCTTCAAGACCACGGTAAGCAGCTGGGTGAGTGGCGACACGTTGCCCTATATTGGCCACGTTGACAACCCATACAACCCAAGTCAGGACTTGGCGTTTGGTATGCCGCGGCAACTTTACTTTGCCTTGCCGGATGGTCAGGCAGGATTCACGCCGTACACGAACAATAACCTATTCAACACCTACTGGCGCAACTACATCGAAGAAATCGCAAGCAAGGAGGCGATGCAGGTTGAGGCAACGTTCTTGCTGACCGTCACCGACATCGCGACGCTTGACTTCCGCATCCCGATCTACTGGCACGGCATCAGGTGGCGGCTTTTGGAAATCAAAGATTACAGGATCGGGCAGAACGTCATGTGCCAGGTGACGCTGCGCCGCATCTTAAACCTCGCAGAGTTCAGCGCGCAGTCGGTCAACCCTGTCGGCAACTACAACCTCAACGCGGAGGTGCAAGGTGAGTATTACCCACAAATCGTCAACCCAATAAAAGGCAAGTAATGGCAGAAGTAGACAAAGAGATCACCGTCAAGGTCAGAGCCGAAGACGACACCCAGAAGGCGACGCAATCGGCGAAGGCACGCCTCCGTGAATTGCAACAGCAAATGCTTGATCTGGAAGCGGCTGGGCAGAAGAATACGGATCAGTTTCGGCGTATGTCTAACGAGGCAGAATCTTTAAGAAGCGCTATTGGCGACACGAGCGCGCAGGTGAAGGCGCTGGCGTCTGGCACGCAGGCGTTGGACACGTTTACGTCATCACTTCAAGAGGTTGCTGGCGGCGTCGCTGATGCGCAAGGTGCAATATCAGAATTAGATAAAGATGTCAACGTCAATATTAAAGCCGAAGATGACACTCAAAAAGCAACGCAATCGGCGAAAGCGTC